CGCGACGCTCGCGTCCGTGCAGACGATGTTTGCGGTGCCGGCCTGCGTCTCGACGCCGTTGAGCTGGGCGCAGATCTTGTCGGCCTCCTGGGCGACGGCGAGGGTCGTGTCGCCGTAGATGCTCACTTCCACGGTCACCAGCCAGAGGCTCTGGTCGGTGCCCGGCATCGCGCGCGACGCCTGCGCAGCGCTGATCTCCCAGACGATGGCCGGCGTCTGCGTCGTGGGGCGGCGCATCCCGACGCTCACGGGGTTGGTCGTGGCCTGGTCGAGGTGGTACTGGACGGCCTTGCAGACCGTTTCGAGGCTCATGGGCGGCCTCCCAGCAGGCGCTTGGCCTCGGCGAGCGTCTCGGCGCCCAGGGCATCCGTGGCGCGCTGGAGATTCGACTGTGCCCAGCGAAGCGAACGGAACGCGCCGGGAATCATCTTCGCGGCGCCCGCGCCCTTCATGGCTTGGCGCTTGCCGGAGGTGTGGTCGTGCAGCTCGGGGAACATAGCCCTTGCCTCGCCGTACATTCCGAACAGCGCCGCGCTGCGTGCTCGCTTAGCCGCCATGCTGTTTCCGGGATTGGCGCGGAAAATCTCGTTGCGCTTCAGCTTCACGAACTCCCGGCGCCCTTCCCTCTGCTGGACGAGGTGCGCCGGGGTGGACGCATAGAACTTGCTTCCCTTGCCGTAATGGCGATACCCCAGCTCAAGGAGGTGGTAGACGCGCTGGCGCCCCTTGGCGGTCGCGCCGCCCTTGGTGCCATAGCGAACCCCGATCCTCGACCGGATAGGGGCCGTCGGGCCGGCGCCCATGCGGCGAACGTCCAGCTGCGTCGCCGCAGCAATGGCTTTACGGTGGGTCGGCTTTCCACGGTACGGCGAGGATTTCCAGATGCCGGCAAGCTTCTTGACGAACGGCGCCAGCGCCTTGCGCGCACCCTTCTTCCGGGCGCGCTCGTTCAGGTTGTCCGGCAGCTTGGCAAGGATCGCCCGCAGCGCCTTGTCGTTGAGCGTGATCTTGAGCGCCGTAGTGCTCACAGGACCACCTCCACGGCCTCGATGGTGAGCGTCCGCCGGCGCTGGTCCTTGTCCGTGCAGCTGCGCACGTTCAGGGTGCGCTGGGTGCCGTTGTCGGTCCACAGGAACCGGCTGCGCGTGGTGACCGAGGCCGTCCACGGGCAGAGGATCCGGTACGAGGTCTGGATGGCGGGTCCGCCATCGTCCACCGTCTCGGTGGTGTCCATCTGCTCGATGTAGACGGGCAGCGCGGACAGGCCGGACACGGTCGCCCACGTCTCGGTCGCCTGGCCGAGCGCGTCGGTGGACTGCGTCGGGTTCTGCACCGCCGCGACCAGCCGCATCATGCCGTGGGGGACGTGGGCCATCAGCCGATCCCCTTGCCGATCATGGAGCAGATGTTGTCCCAGTAGTCGGTCTTCAGCGGCACGGTGTCATCGCCGCGCGCGGCGTTGAGCTGCGTCACGCGCTGGAGCACCGCCATCTGGAGCAGCGGGTGCAGGGTGTTGTTTCCGGCTGAGACAGTCAGGACCAGCGGGTACTCGAGGTCCGCCACGTCGAGGTCCGCGTACTGGAGCCCGTTGATGGTGACGAGCGTGAGCGTGACCGTGGTGTTCAGCGTGTTCACGCAAGTGCAGGCCGTGACCGGCTGCCGCTCCAGGCGGACGAGCTTCGTGATGCCCGTCGGCTCGGACGCGACGTACTGCGTGCGCGTGACCGGGTCCAGGCACCAGCCGGTGCGCTCCTCGAGCTCGCGCACCGTCGCGTCGTAGGCGATCTGGAGGTACGCATCGTCGCCCGTGTGGTAGACGCGCGCCGCATCCTTGATCGTGGACAGCGTGATCGGCATTCGTCCTCCTAAACGCAGAGGGGGCGGGCGGGGAGAGTGCCCGCCCCCTTGCGCTTCCGGGGGTTTGCGTCAGGTCAGGGTGATGCGCAGCGCGGCGACCGCCTTCGGGCGGACCACCTTGCTGTTCACGAACACCATGCCCTGGAACTTCACGAGGCCGGGGGTGGTCACGTCATCCCGGAACATATTCACACCATTCCACTCCCGAATGGCAAACGCCTCGTTGACGTTCGCGAACATCAGCGGGATGCTGACGGCGCCGGAGGTCGATGCCGTGAGGCGACCGGGCGCGTATGGCGCGATATAGACCGGGCGGCCCATCAGCATCATCGGCGCCTGGTCCATGATGCCCGCGTCCGAGCTCGGGATGAAGAGCGGGACGTTGCTGGTGTTGGTGTCCACCTTCAGGCTGGCGATGCGGAAGTACGCGTCCTGGCTCATCACCCAGACGGCGCTCGACCAGTACTCGGCGGGCAGCTGCTGGTAGCGCAGCTGTGCCAAGCGGTCCACCGTGAAGGCGTTGTCCCAGCCCGTGCCCGAGGCGTGCGCGGCGCTGTAGGAAACACCCTTGTAGTCGGTGTCGTTCAGGAACAGGCCCGTGGGCTGGCCGCTGCCGGTGCCGACCGTGTAGCCCGACTCGATGCCGCGCGCGATCATCTTCTGGAGGTGCGAGATGACCTCGGCCTCGATGTCGAAGTCCGACTGCCGGACCACCCACTGGGTGAGCTCCGACTTCGGCAGGCCGCCGACGGGGTTGAGGTTGATCTCGGCGTGCGCCGCGTCGTAGGCCGTCTGCGTCTTGTTGGCCTCGGTGGTCCAGAAGGTCGTGACCGCCGCGTCCGTCTCGAGGTTGTTCCGGCGCAGCGTGACGCTGCCCTTCACGCCCGTGCGGAGGTCGGCCAGGTTGCGCACGACCGTGTTGCGGTCGAGGTACTTCAGGATGCCGGCCTCGTAGATCTTCGGGACGAGGACGCCCGACGAGCTCGAGGTCGTGATGTCGCGGAACTCGGCCAGGCCGCGCGTCTCGGGCGCGCGCCCGCCACGGCACCAGTCGATGAACTGCTCGCGGTACTCGCCCGAGGCCGTCCACTCCGTGGAGCGCTTCTCGTTCTCGGTGGTGGCCTTCTCGACGGCCGCGTAGGACGCGAACCGCTCGCGGAGCTGCGAGGCACCGATGTGCTTCTGCATCTCCTCGATGTCCCGCTTGAGCGGCTCCAGCTTGTCCATGAGCTCGGAGCCACGGGCCTCCTGCTCGGCGGTCAGCTGCTCGCTGCCGAGGAGCTCGTTCAGTTCCTTGGACAGCGCATCGCGCTGCTCGATGAGGTTTGCGCGCTTCTTGAACAGGTCGGTGGTCTTCATGTCACTGCCCTCAACCGCAGACGAAGCCGGGCAAGCGCCGGGCTGTAGGTGCGTGCTTCAGCGCTCGTCTGCGGATAAGCGCCTGATTCGACGATGGACACCTCGCGCAGGTCCACCTGCGTGAGGGTGCGCTCGGAGCCCTTCCAGGCGTCCGAGCGGACTACGAAGCCGAAAGACATCTCGGAAAGGACGCCGGAATCGACCAGGGCGTACACGTCCTTCGCCCGCTGGGTATCCGGCAGTTGGACATCGAAGGCCAGGCCGCGCTCGTCCGACGCGAGCTTCAGGCGCTGGCTCTTCGTGTTCGCGAGCAGCTCGCGCCGGTCATGGCCGACCAGCAGCGAGATGTTCCCGCGAAGGCTCTGGTCGAACGCGCCGCGCGCCACGCGCTCGGTGAACGGCTTGCCGCCGTTGACGCTGCGCACGACGAGCGGGTGGCTCGGGGCGTCGTACACCGCCGCGTAGCCGGTCAGGCGGTTGCCGTCGCGCTCGAACGACGTGGTGCGGACCTCAAGCATCGGGGTTGTCCTCCCCTGCGTTGTCCGGTCCCGTGGCGGCCGCTGCGCCGCCGGGCATCGACACCTTCGGCTCGTCGAGTCCGTCGATTGGGTACAGGCCCAGCCGGCGGCGGGCGTCGTTGGGGCTCATTACGCCCGCGAGCACCAGCTTGGAGAACGCCATGCCGGCGTCGCGGAGGTTGCCCCGCAGGAGCACGTCGGTGTCGAAGCGGAGGTACTCGCCGGGCTGGAGGAGCTTGCGCTCGATCTCCGCGCTCCAGACGGAGGCCCACAGCGAGAGGCCGCCATCGACGTAGGCGCGAGCCGTCTCGGACTGCGAGGCGAGCGCGCCGCCGCCCTGCTGGAACAGCATCTCGGGCGGGATGCCGAAGGCGCGGGCGATCTCCTGCACCGAGAACCGGCGGCTCTCCAGGTTGGAGGTCGAAGTCTCTTGGCTGATCCGCTCGGCCTTCATCCCCTCGCGCAGGATCAGCGGGCGGCTGGCGCCGTCCGGCTGCGCGTGCATGGTCTGCCAGGCGTCGCGGATCGCCTGCACCGCCTGGTCGCTCATGGCGCCGGGATGGCTGAGGCTGATCTTGCCCGTGCTGCCCGTCTTGACGAGCGCCGAGTGCGCCGCGTCCTGGTCGGCGGCGAGCTGCATCGCCGGCGCGCAGGCGTCGAGCGGTGAGACGAACCACGCCGGGAAGTCGAGGTCCGGGTACGCGCCGATGTGCACCACCTGGTCGGCGGCGAGCTTCACGTCCTTGATGCGGTACTCGACGCCCTCGTCGGTGAACTGCGCCGTGGCAGCACCGTCCGGGATGGGCTGGAGCTCGGCGACAGTTCCGTCGTTTGCCCGCCTGATCAGGGCCAGCCCATTCCCGGAGGTGAGCGCGCAGCCCGTGACGAAGCGGCGGAAGTCGAAGCCGGACTGCCAGCGGCTGGCGTCTCGGCTCAGGAGCTGGGCGACCGGGTGGCCGTCGATGACGCTGCCGTCGGCTCGCTCGACGCGCACCGGCAGGCGGGCGATGTCAGAGGCCAGGAGCTGCACCGCGCGCACGACGGCCGGCAGGGTCGCCGGCGAGACGTTGCTGGCGGTGGTGCCGTTCTGCCACACCACGACGGTGGGTTTGACGGCGAAGATCCTGGAGAACCACGAAGGCACGCCCGCATGGAACGAATGTGCCCCGAGATGTCAAGCGGATTTCAAGAGAGTGGCACGATCACCCGATGGGGCAGGCGCTGTTGGCAATGCCGCTCGCCTCGCGCACCTGGTGGTGCTCCATCAGGATCGCGGCCATGTTGCCGGCGACCACGGCGTCGGTGTTCCCCGAGCTGCGCCCCTTCACTGGGCGGATGTTGCCGACGTTGTCCTTGACCAGCCGCACGGCGTTCAGCGCCGCCCGCAGGACCGGATCGTCCTCGTAGCAGAGCTGGCGGCTCTTGAGGAGGTCGCCCCAGAGCTTCCACGCCGGGGCCATGGTGCGGATTGACTGATCGACCGGG